GGGCGCGCTGGATGGATTCCAGGGCGGCGGCGGCATCCTTCGCCGGCTGCGCCATCATTGCCATCTGCGCCATCTGCTCCTGTTGCTGGCGCTGCTCGCGGATGGCCTCGACCTCATCGTCAGGGCGCACGATCTGCGGCGGGGTTCCCCGGATGCGCGCGAACTCGTCCACCGCCTGATCGAAGTTGAACTTGTCGAGCACTGCCGGGTTGACTTGGCTCAGGTTCATCACGAACGCGGCTGTGGCCTCGATCTCGCGGACGCCGGCGATGCGCTGCATGTTGGTGAGCAGCGAGACGAACTCGATCTTGAGCGGTATGCCCTGCAATTCCTGCGGCGGCTCCGGCAGCAGTCTGGCGCGCGACAGGATGCCGAACGCCCGGTCAACCACGACCGACAGTTTCTCGGTATTCGCCCGTGCCACCATCGGTCCAAGCTGCGTCAACTGCTCCTCGTGCCTGCGGACGATTTCCTCGACTGTGCGCGGCTGGACGCCCTGCATCGACGAGATCGCCATGAACAGGTCGGTGTAGAAGGTCTGCCCAATACCGCGCTCCACCTCGGACTTCTCCTCCCGCACGGCTGACAGTGCCTGCGGGTGAGGGTTGAACAGTGCCTGGGCCTGCCCCATGTCGCTCATGGGCACGAAGTTTCGCGCGCCCGGCTCAAGGCTGACGTTGGTCGTCGCCCATGCGGCGGGCAGTCCGAGCGGCGGGGTTCTGAGGTTCTCGGAAAGAAGCCGCATGTCCTTCCTGAGCTTCATGAGTTCGCGCAGTTCCGGCAGCGCGTCGTGGCCGGGGCCGAACCCGTAGGCGTCGGCGCCGACCACATCCCATCGGCAGGCCCAGAAGGGCTTTTCGTGGAATCCCGAGCGGCGCAGCCACCAGTCCTCGCGCTTCGGATTGGGGTGTTCGGCGTTTTCCTCCCACCACAGCGATCTCCACGGAAGATTGGCAGCGTCCATGCGGCCTGTCTCCCGCTCGACGTTCGGCTCGATGAGTTGCAGCGTCGCCACCTGCGTCTCATACTGGCCGCTGTCCCACATCTTCCTGACAGCGAGGCTCACCCGGTCGAGTCCGAACTCCGCCACCATCTCGCGAACCGGGAACTCGCAGCGCCGCAGGAGGACGGAAGGGATTCCTGTCACGTCGTTTGCGATCCAGTATTCACCGACCGTGAACCCGGTCGTGATGTGCGGCACCTTCCAGTGTTCCAGCATCAGGCCGGCCTCGGTGCCGTAAAGCCCCTGCTCCCCCCAGCCGCCCTTGGACGCCGCGTAGAAGGTGCCGCGTGACAGGAAGTCGTAGATGGTCTCCTCGACCTCGTGTATCCAGACCTTGACCGACTGGAACTCCATCATGTCGGGATCGGGCGTTTGCAGCTTGAACCATGGCCGGGAGGAACTGGCCAGCCCGGCGTCGAGTCCCGACTCCATGATGCGGGCCGCCTTCCTTCCGGCGTTGTCCCTCATCGCGCGGTTCTCGCGCCGCTGTGGCTTGTTTCCCGCCCCCTGCCCGGTGTCGAGCCTTGAGCGCATCGGGTGGGCAAGCTCGGAGATTTCCTTCCAGCCGTCCTCGTAGCACTTGCGCGCCTGACGGATGCCGCTGACGCGGCTCAGCAGGAACTCCCTGTCATGCCACGGCTTAGCCACCGAGCGTGGTCTGTGCCGTGGTTGAAGGGGAGCCGAACGTCCCCTGAGGCGATGTCAGGATCGTGGCGGCATATCCCTTGCGCCGCTTCGAGATGCCCTGTGCCCGCATATCGACATCGGACTGGTTCGGCGGTCTCGCCGCCTGCCGTTCAGGAGCCTTGGCGATCTTCGGCGGTGCCATGCACATCGCTACCTCCAGTCCTTCTCGAACGGGTCATAGTCGCTCTTGCCTGCCGCGATCATCGCCTGCAACGCTCCCGCCTTCATCGTCGATACCAGCGCGTAAATTACGGCATCCGCCCTGTCCGGGCTTCGTCCAATGCGTTTGCGCAAATCATCCTTGCTCTCGATCTGGATACCAGAAGTTCCGAGCCGCCACAACGGGGCGGTGAGATCGGCCAGCAGGTGCGCGTCATCGGGCAGGGCGATGGGGTCCGGGTTCTTCGGGTCGAGTGCCTCGCGCATCCTCCACCACTGTTCCGCCCGCAGGTTGCTGAACCTCAGGTTGCCGTCTGCCGAGATTCCTGTCGGCTTTGCCGAGCCGTTGATGGCAACGACCTGCACCTGGTTTTCGCGCAGGTGGTCCACGACCGACGCGCCCCATCCCACGACATCGACGTGGACTGGCGCCATGTTCCTGCGGTAGCGCATGATCGCGCCTGCGGTTGCGGCGCCGTCTGTCGTTTCCGTGCCCTTGATGACGATGAGGTCGTCGAACCATGTCCCGTGCCGGCGCGCGATCACCGTGTTGTCGCGTCCGCCGCGTGCCACGTCCACGCCCATCGAGTCCATCGCTCCGACCTTCACCGGCATTTCGGCTGCCGGTTTCCATCGTTCCATGGCTGCCTCGACCCATGCGGTCGGGATGACCTGCATGTCGGCATCTTCCATGCCGGCCTCGAAGTCGCCGTAGAGCAGCCGTGAGCGATATGGTTCCTCCATCGCCTGCAACTGCGAGATGTAGCCGTGTGCCATGAAGGGATTGTTGGTGACGCGCGACGGAATGAACGTCCGCGACATGGGGGTGACGATTTCCTCCTCCATGTGGTCGCGCGGGTCGAAGTCATAGACGGGCTGGCCCTTCACCAGCACGAAGCGGCGGTTGTCTGGAACCTCCCTGTCCGGGTCGCCGTCGATTGTCGCGAACCAGCGCAGTTCGCCCGGAGCGGCCCGGTTCGGGTGCTTCTTGTCGATCCATGGCGCGAAGAACCTGACGATCCACCGCCCTTCCGCCGTGTCCGGCGGGTTGAAGGTCATCACGCGCCTGACGCGCTGGTTCGGGTTGCTGGTCCGCGCCCATCCCATTGTCCAGCGCACGTCCTCCTCCGGAATCTCCGTGGCTTCGTCATAGGCTTTCAGGTCGTGCGGGCGGCCCTGATACCGTTTCCGGTCGTCTGGATTGGCGAGGCCGCCGAACTCCAGAAGCCTTCCGCCATCCATTTTCCAGACGCCCTTCTGGCTGTTGAGGCCCTCCTGGCTGCCGAGCAGTTCCTCAAGGCGCTGGACAATGCCCTCGGTCTGCGCCCTTTCGCGCCGGAAGATGATGGATCGGGTGTGGTGTTCCAGCACAAGGCCGCAGAGAAGGTCGGTGTTGTGGGTGACGATGTAGTCGCGCGTCACATAGAGCTGCATTGGGCTGTCAACAGCGATGCACACGGCTTCGGCGCGGCGCACCTTTTCGATGGACACGATGGCCCGCATCATTTCTGCCCCGCCGTTCCACTTGTCAGTGCAGCGTGCGATTTTGCGCGAAATCCGGAACAAGGCGGATGTGCGGCGAAGCTGGACTCTGACCTCATAAGCCGTGCGTCCGTCGCGTTTTTCGCCGTTCAGCGTGTAGGTGGTGTTCTTCTCGCGCAAGCCAGCCTTGCCGCCCAGCCCTCGCACAATATCCTGCACGCCTTTCGCAAGATCGGCACTGGTGGACGTGAAATAGCATCGGCCGCGCTCGTCAACGTAGCCGTCTGTATCCATCAGGCCCTGCAAGAAGGCGAGGCGATAGGCGACAGGCGCTGTCAGAACGTAGGGGGGGACAAACTTTTCCCAGGCCCGCTTTCCGTTCAACCCATTGTCATGCAACCAGTTGGTCAATGACCGCTTCAGGCTGCCGACAATGCCGTAACTCTTGGCGCGGCCATTTGCCTGTATGTCTCCATGCGCGCTGCATCCAATCGAAAGCAGGTAATCCTGCACTTCGGCATCGCAGTTTGTGATGACGCCGGTGTGGCTGCCGTCTCCCAGACAGACTCCCAGGAAATAGGGGTCGAGCGCGCCAGTGCCGGTGCGTCCGTTGACCGTGAATATCACAGGCTCCGTGAGTGGAATGCGCGGCTCTTGCCCCTGTTCCAGCAACCGGATCAGTTCGCCGGTGTTGCCGACTCTCAGCGTTGCCCAGCGTGTATCCGGGACTGGTTCGCCGCCGAGCAGGTTGAGCGCCAGGGCGCGCTGTCCGGATGGCTTTGTTCGCGGCCGGCGATGGAAATGACCATTTGGCTTGAACGCCCAGAGATGCTCAAGCCCGACTTCGCACGTCGCGCCATCGTCACAGGTGACGCGATAGATGTCGCGCTCGCCCTGCGGAAACACCCCGATCACGCGGGTCGATCCGCCTGTCGTCGGATCGGTAACCGTGTCACCGACTTTCAGGCTGCCGATCTCCCGCCAGCCTTTCGGCGTCAGGACCAATTCGTCAAGCGGCGAGAGCTTACCCCCTCCAGCGGCACCCCCGAAGCCTATGATATCTGCTGGTGACAGAAGGGCTTGCGTCTGCGGTCCCGGCAGCGGCATCCACAGCCGGTTTCCCGTTGCCTTGCCGACTTCCCTGATGAAGTGCTTCCGTTCCGTCTCCGGAAGCTGTCCGAGCATGTCCAGAAGCTGTGCCGGGGTTGGCAGCGGCACTTCACCACTGATGATCCTGCCGAGGTCCATGGCGCGTCACATGCCACATGCGCGGTTTTCAGTCCATCATTGCGCCGTCCAGTCGTAGCGTGAGCGTGGCGGCGGTTCGCCATAGATGTCCCGATAGGTCTTTTTCTCCTCCTCGAGGAGCCTGTCGAATTTTGGCTCGTCCGATTCCGGTGCGGATGCCCGCCGCATGCTCAACATGTAGACATGCCTGTCAAAAGCGGCGATCCGCCTTTTTTGCGGCCCTTCCCCGCTTTCGATTGCCAGCCTTGCCTCGGCTTGGCGTACTTCGTTTACGGCCTCGTGCAGTTCGGCGGCGGTCGGCAGATACCTTGACCGAGTGGCGACCAGATCGCACGCCTTGCGCAGCAGGCCGGGATTGAGGCGGGAGCAGTCCCGCGCCAGCAGGCTCAGGCGCTGTGCGTAGCGGTCGGGATCGTCATCCCT